CAACTGTTCGTAGAAATAGGTAAGTTTGTCGCTAAGTATAACAAGCTACCTACTTTAGACGCATTTAAGATTGAAATTGATCAAAGTGATAGATATAATGACGATCAATATACAGCAGCAATGGAGATGCTTCCTAACATCTTTGATACCAAGTCTGACAAAGCAGATAAGGCTTGGCTAGAAGATACTACAGAGAAATGGTGTCAAGACAGAGCTATTCATAATGCTATTATGGAAAGTATTTCTATCATTGATGGTAAGCATCAGACGCTTACTAAAAACGCTCTACCAGATCTCTTACAGAAAGCTCTTGCTGTTACTTTTGATTCGTCTGTAGGTCACGATTATATCGAGAATGTGGAAGAGCGTTATGAATTCTATCACGAGCAAGAAGAAAGAATACCTTTCGATCTGGAGTACTTTAACCGAATCACAAAAGGTGGTATTCCTAATAAGACTCTCAATATTGCGCTTGCAGGAACCGGAGTAGGTAAGTCTCTTTTTATGTGTCATATGGCAGGTAACATTCTTAATCAAGGCCGGAATGTCCTATATATTACTATGGAGATGGCAGAAGAGCGTATCGCTGAACGCATCGATGCTAATCTGTTGAACATACCTATTGATCAACTTGAGAACATATCTAAACCTATATTCAAGAGTAAGGTAGATGATATTGCTGCTAAGACTAATGGTAAGCTTATTATTAAAGAATATCCAACTGGCGCGGCTAACTCTAGTCATTTCAGAGCGCTCTTAAACGAACTTAAACTTAAACGTAACTTTGTACCAGAGATTATCTTTATTGACTATCTTAATATATGTGCATCTGCTCGTATGAAAGCAATGGGAGGTTCTATCAATTCCTATACCTATATTAAAGCTATTGCAGAAGAGCTACGAGGACTCGCTGTTGAGTTCGACGTACCGATTGTCTCTGCAACGCAAACTACGCGTAGTGGTTTTACTAGCTCAGATCCTGGGCTTGAAGATACGTCCGAGTCTTTTGGACTACCCGCTACAGCAGACTT